GGTGAAAAGGAGGACTGTTATGACGATGGCAAATCCTAATGAAGAAGTAGAAGCTGAAAAAGTAAAAGCAGCAGTAGACCCTAAGCATTATCAAGATTTTATAGACGGTCTCCAATGGCTTGAAGCTATGAACAGAATGCCGAGATACAGAGATAATCCTTTTGAATTTATCGCAGCTGTTGAACTCCAAATTCGTAAGTATATGGATAGAAATGGTCGTAAAGACAATATGTATCAAGAGTATAAAAAAGGTTTGTGGTATTATAAATATTTAGTTGCATATATGGCGAATGGCATGCAACCTATCCGAGTTAAAGATATAGAGAAACTTCTCAAGAAATAAGGAGAGTTTCATGAAGATAGTATTAGATATAGAGACTGATAATCTCTTGCCTAAAATGACTAAGCTTTGGATGATATCTTTTAAAGAATTAAATAAAGGTGAAGTCAAAAGCTTAGTAAAAGAAGATTGTGAAAAATTTCATGACTATATCCCTGAAATAGATACAGTCATAGGTCATAATATTTTAGGTTTTGATATCAAAGCTCTGGAAGTTTTTGGATTTAAATTTAAGAAAGATTGTAAATTTATAGATACTCTCATTCTCTCACAAATATTGGATTTCAGAAGGTTTAAAGATAAAGGGCATTCACTAGGAGCGTGGGGTAAATTCTTCGATTATCCTAAAGGTGATTATACTGATTTCTCTGAATTTCATGAAGCAATGATACCTTATTGTGAACGTGATGTAGAGCTAAATGAGAAGGTATATAATCATTTACTTGAGGAACTAAAACCCATAAAAGAAAAGTTTCCAAGTGTAACACATTACATTAAGGCTGAGCATTATGTAGCAAGATTTTATACAGATGCATATTATGAAGGTTGGCCTTTTGATGTTGAAGCTGCATATAAACTGAAAGAAGAATTAGAGAAGACTATAACAGATATAACAGAGCAGCTGCAAAAGAAATTAGGCTATAAGTGTGTTGCTATAGATAAAGTGAAAGGTGAAGTTACACCTAAAAAGCCTAAATGGAAAAAGAATGGCGAGTATAATCATCATACAGCTAATTGGTTCGGTATAGACCCCAAGGAAGGTTTAGAAAAGAGACCAATAAACGGTGAATTTAGCCGTGTTGATTTTAAACCTTTAAGCTTAACTTCTAATCAAGATGTAAAGCTATTTCTATATCGTAATGGGTGGAAACCTGATGAGTGGAACTATAAAAGAGACCCAACTACAGGAAGTATGAAAAGGATGTCACCCAAAATAACTCAATCAAGTATTGAATTTCTTGGTGGTGACGCCGCTCTATATACTACATTCACTGTATATAGTTCCAGACTAAACATTCTTAAAACATGGCTTGAAAATGTTGATGATAAAGGAAACTTGCATGGCGATTGCTTTTCTATAGGCACGCCTAGCATGCGTACTCGTCATTCAATTATTTGCAACATCCCATCACCGGATAAACCTTATGGCGAATCATTTAGAAAACTCTTTAAAACTTATGATGGTTGGTCATTTATTGGAGCAGACTCTTCTGGCAATCAAGCTAGAGGCTTAGCTGTATACTTAAACAATGATGAATTCACCCATATTCTTCTTAATGAAGATATCCACAATTTTAACGCTTCAGCAGCAACTAAAGTATTGGAAGAAATGGGGATCATTCATGAAGTTCCCAGATCAAATGCTAAGCGTATATTATATGCTTTTCTATTTGGTGCTTCTGGAGGTAAGCTATGGAGTTACATATTTGGCACTATGAATGGTGCTAAAGGTAATAAATTTAAAGATGGTTTTATTAAAGCGGTGCCCGGCTTTGAAAAATTGAATAACAAGTTAAAAGCATTATATGATGAAACTAAAGCAATACATGGTGAAGGCTTCATTCTTTCCAAAGTGGGTACAAGGATATATGTAGATTCTCCTCATAAGCTGCTTGTATATCTACTCCAAGCATTAGAAAAGATAACTTGTTCGGCTGCATGTATGCTGATAATGGAAAATTTGGAAAAAGAAGAAATTCCTTATAAGCCATTGATTATGTACCATGATGAAGTTAACTTTCAAGTACCTAATAAATACAAAGAGAGGGCGGCTGAAATAGCTAAAGAAGCTTTTAAAGAAGGTCCAAAATTATTCAACATTAGTATAATGGATGGTGAAGCCATGATAGGGAGAGATTGGTTTGAATGTCATTAATAAAAATTTTTACTGTGATTTGAAATTCAGATGTGAAAGTGAACAAAAGATAAAGCATCTTAAGAAGATTGATACAGTGGTCAAATTTCTCTATGAGGCTGAAAAATGCAGATGTAAGATATATCTATTTGACAAACCTTTAAAAAGATATACAACTGAACAATCTTGGAGTCTTTCCTGTAGTGTTTTATATGGTGGAGAAAGGATGACATTTATGCAAGCTATAATGAACGCACAGGAGGAAGAACAACATGCTATTAATTGATGGTGACGTTATATGTTACATGTCAGTAGATGATAAATACAGGAATCATTTATTGGAGAAAAATGAAGCAGGTGATATAGAGCAACCTGATTTCACAATGGGTGAACATGTAGCACTTCTTGAGAAATCATGGGCTAAATTAAAGAATGAGATTGAAAAACTAAAGGCCGCGCTATATACAACGGAATATAGAATAGCAGTAAAGGATAAAGATCCTACCAACTTCAGAGATAAAGTAGACCCTGATTATAAAGCCAACCGTAGAGTAAAGCCTAATTATATGACAGCTTTAGTTAATGAACTGAGATGGCGTATTGTTGATTCATTAGGTGGTGAGTTTTCAGTAGGAGGCGAAGCCGATGACTATATAAGTTTCTGGGCATGGGAGCGACGTGAAAACAATAAAGATTACATTGTATGTAGTATTGACAAAGATTTGTTCTGTATCCCAGGAACTCATTATGTCATCCATAAAGACAAAATCCTCCATTTAACTCCACAAGATTCGTGTCGTTGTTTCTATGAACAATTGCTGAAAGGTGATCCAACTGATAATATACTAGGCATTCCAGGTATCGGTGAAAAGAAAGCTAAGAGAATACTTCAATTTGCTGAATCTGAGATAGAGATGCGACAGCTCGTAGATGAGTATTATTTCATGGCTTATGAAGAAGATTATAAAGATGTTCTTGATATGATGGGTAAGCTACTATTCTTACAGAAGTATAAAGGTGAGAAATTCAAAGTTTGGAATAAACCATCAGAGGGACTTTATTATGACTGTTGATAATGGTATTTGGCAATTTCCTGATCAAATGGGTGTGAAGCCCTATGAAGGATTTATTTATGTTATTGTAGATAAAGTCCTTAATAAGGCGTATCTAGGTAAAAAGTATTATTGGGGGAAAGGAAAGCTTAATAAAGGTGAGCCCCTCCCTTGGAAAAATTATAAAACATCCAGTAAAAAAGTTAAAGCTTTTCTTAAAGATGGTAAAGATGAAGAATTTGAATTTATAGTTCTTGAACAATACCAAACTAAAGGAGGACTGTCCTATGCGGAGACATGGTCTTTATGCAGATTAGATACACCTTTGAGTGATCAATGGCTCAACAGTCGTATTGAAGGTATTTCTTGGAAAGTTAAAGAAGGTGTTAGTGACCGGCATCTTCAGAGATTGTATGATGTTATAAAACTATTGGAGGATAAATGAGAGAAATAATCATAAGTTTGTTAGCCTTGGTTTTTGCTATTAGCTCAATTTTGTCAATTTATAAGATTTTTGAGACTGGAGAATGGACTCCAGTAAATTTAGCTATCATTAGTCTGTACTGCTTCGCATTTGGAGCTGTCTTAGGAGACAGACGACAGAAAAGGTGATTTATGGGCGTAGCTGTGAGATATAAACTACCTTGTTTCAAATGTTCTTCTTCAGATGCAATGGTAGAATATGAAGATGGCAGTTACTTTTGTTTCTCATGCTCAACCCCTTTTAAATCTGCTCCGAAAGATAAGGAACCTGAAATGTCTAAACCTGAAAAATTAAGTATAAAAGACGTTCAGAATCTACCTGTACGTGGCTTTAAAGAAAGAAAAATTCCGAAAGATATTTGTGAATTCTTTGAAGTTAAGGTTAGCTATGATGAGGATGGTGATATTGAAAAACATTACTATCCTTATGATGAAAATACAGTTTTTAATGTACGTAGATTGCCAAAGACATTTTCAAGAATGGGTAAAATGTCTAAGCTATTCGGGCAAGATAAGTTTAATGCAGGTGGCAAAAGGCTTATTATTTGTGAGGGTGAGATAGATGCACTATCTGTCGCAAAGGCTGCCAAAGATAAATATAATAAAGTTTATCCTGTAGTAGCAATACCAGGCTCAGCCTATACAAACTTAATACTGAATAATCGTAAATGGGTTAGATCATTTCAAGAAGTGGTTATATGCTTTGATGAAGATGCCGCAGGAGATACTGCTAGAAGTAAGGCGATACAAATAATAGGCTATGATAAGGCTAAAGTTTGTAAGCTGCCTGAAAAAGATGCCAACGATGTTTTAATCAAAAAAGGCGGCAGGGCATTACTAAATGCTATATTCGATGCAACTGAGTTTGTACCTGCTGGAATCATTGATAAAGATGAGTTATGGGATTCTTTAGTAGAGTATAACAAAATCCAATCCATACCGTATCCTAATTGCTTAGATGGGTTAAATTCTAAGCTCAAGGGACGTAGGTATGGTGAAATTACTTTGTTCATTTCCGGCACCGGATGCGGCAAATCGACCATTATGCGTGAAATAGTAATGGATGTTGTCAAGAACTCAGAAGAAAAAGTAGGGATTGTTGCATTAGAAGAATCTCCAGCTGAGACAGCACGTAAGTTATCCGGTATGGCCTTAAACCGTAATCCTGCAAATGAAGAAATACCCGAAGATGAGTTGAAAGTAGGCTTTGATGAGGTATTTAAAGATAATAGAATCATACTGCTAGACCATCAAGGAGCTATGCAAGATAATACTATTATTGACAATATTGAGTATATGTGCCTGATGGGAGCTACAACCATTATAATAGATCATATTACAATATTAGTTTCTGAAGGTATGGGGCATCTGACTGGAAATGAAGCTCAAGATAAAATGATGAATGAGCTTCTGCGTATTGTAAAAACTTATCCTGTGTGGTTAGGTGTGATTTCTCATTTGAGAAAGACACCCAATTCAGCAAAATCTTTTGAAGAAGGCGAGATACCTACTCTAGACGCGATAAAAGGCAGTGGATCAGTAAAACAAATATCATTTGATATTGTGGGCTTCGGAAGAAATCTTACAGCTGAAGATGATGAAGAAAGAAATACAATACGTATGGCTGTTTTGAAATCGCGATATTCAGGTCTTACAGGTGGAGTACCTGGCGCCATCTATGACTCTAAGACAGGCCGTTTAAAAAGAGCAAGTGCGATGGACAACTTTACGGAGGATATGGGTGATTAATGCAGTGATAAGTCATAAGCCAGTATTTCTAGACTATCCTTCCAGATCTAAATGTGCAACCATTATTTATTTCCGTGGTTGTGAACATAACTGCGAAGGTTGTCAAAATCCTGAATTTCAATCTTATCTGGATGATGAAGCTATAGATAAAGATGATTTTCTGGAAGAGCTAGAATTAGTGATGCAACTAAATAGAACTGATAACTTAGTTTTGTCAGGAGGTGATCCATTATTTCAAACTAATGTGGATGCAACTAGAAGTATTTTAACGTATTCGATTTATAATGTATTTAATACTTGTATTTATACAGGATATGATAAAGAATATGTAGATACATTAAAGCTACCTTTCTATAATTATCTTGTTACAGGTAAGTTCGAAATAAACAATAGAGTCACATATAATGAAGAAATGTTCAACTGGTTCACTTTGGCATCTAAAAATCAAATACTTTGGGATGCTTCTGGAAATCAACTAACAACAGACGGGATTATAAATGAAGTATAGTGATGAATTTTTTCAAAAAGCAGATTCAACAGTTTCACTGAAAGGTATCGAGAATGCACTTAAAAATTCTCTAGTCAGATACCAGCCTAAAGATCTTGATAAAACAGCACAAAAATTGCTCAGCATATCAGGTCTCCATCAAGATAACTTTGATGTTATGCGCACAGTGGAACGGCTTGTCAGGGAACGTCTTAATGATGTTTCAATTGACGACAACAGCAATAAAAATGAAAAGACAGTAGCAGCTATACAGTCTGAAGCAGTTCAACCTATTTACAAAGCTATAGGTTTTGATTACCTGTATCGTATTATGAAAGAAATGTATGGTAAAGAAAAAGCTGTACAACTTTCAGGGTTAATGTATGATTATAGTCTAGGTTTGAGTGATTCTTCTAATATCCTTAAACCTTACTGTTATGCACTTGATGCAAGTAAGATTGTTATTAATGGACGTGACTTCGGACAACTTCAATCAAAGCCAAGTAAGCGAGTAGGTAGCTATATTTCAGCATTGTGTGAAAGTATTCATCAGATGTCATCACATCTGGCGGGTGCTATTGCTGTAGGCACATTCTTCTTTGATATTGCTCACATTATGATTTATCGAAATGGTATTGATGATATTGAACAGGAATTTCAACAGTTTGTTCATTCAGTAAATCATTTGTCGAGGAATGGAGTAGAGACACCTTTCACTAATATCTCTATATTTGATTACTCAAAGCTTAAACATATTATTAAAGAAGATTTAAGTTGGTACTTTCCTAATGAATCTAATATGAGTGATGAAGTTTGGCGATCGGTTGTTGCTGAGAAGATAATGACACTCCAGTTGAAATTTATGGATTTCTTTGATAAAGGAGACCCTTCACAAGAAGGTCTTCCCTATCGGTTCCCTGTAGTGACTATTAACTTTGCTAAAGACTCAGAAGGGAATATTCTAGATACTGCATTCCTTAAAGATATTACAGAGAATTACGACATACATAGGTATAATATTTTTACTTCAGAAGGTGATAAAGTAGCATCATGTTGTAGATTACTAAGTGACTCTGAAATGCTAGGCGTAGCTGCACAAAGCAATAGTTTTGGTGCAGGTGCTGTTGCATCTTTGGGAAGTCATCGTGTAGTGACTATTAACTTCAATCGTATCGCACTTGAATGTAATAATATTGTACATTTTTGGGGATTGCTTCAAGAACGAATCGAAGACGCTAAAGATATTCTCATAGCACATCGTAACTTGATCAAGCTGTTTGCCGATAGAGGTCTCCATCCTTTTATTAGCAATGGCTGGATTAATATGAAACGTATGTTTAGTACTATAGGTGTGCTTGGTATTGTAGAATGTGAAGAAACAATCAAACGTAGATTTAATATCCCCCCAGAAGAAGATATTATTGGTAATGCCCTCAATATGCTAAACGATTCAGTAAAACATTATACAACATCTCCAGATATAGAAGGTGTATATAATATCGAACAAATTCCTGCAGAATCATATGCAGTTAGGCTGGCTACGGCTGATAAAGAATTGTTTAGTGAAGAAAAAGTTCCTTATGAAATGTATGCTAATCAATTCGTACCTTTGTGGACAGAAGCTAATCTATGGGAGAAATTAAAAGTTGATGGTGTATATAATCAAATGCTTACAGGTGGTGGTATTGTTCATGCAACTATTGGGGAACGTATACGCCCTGGCCAAGCTGAAGAGATTATTAAATATGCAGCCAGCGTAGGGTGTGAACACTTTGCATTGAATTCAATTTATAGTAAATGTGAAAATGGACACGTTATAATGGGCAGGTTCGATAAATGCCCGCAATGTAATGCTCAAGTAATTGAACAGTTAACTCGTGTTGTAGGTTTCTTCACCCCTGTATCTTCTTGGAATAAAACTAGAAGAGAATGGGAGTTTCCTCGTAGAACAATAGCAGATATTAATTAAAAACATGCCCGTACTTGTCGTAATGATGAGTACGGGCTTTATTGTTAACGGTAAAAAAGGTATCTTATATGAAGGTATTAAACTATTCAAAAAATCAAATTGAGGATGCACATAAAAGAGAGTGTCCTCGTTGTAAGGGTTTTGGTGCGACTACAAGTGATAAAGGGATTTATAATTGTTACTTATGTAACGGTCATGGTAAATGTTGGGTTTCAATAGAAGGCTCCGGTTGGTGTAGAGCTCTACATGCTGCGTTACAAGATTCTAAATTATATTAAGGAGTTAATATGAAAATCACGAGGAAATCACCATTTACAGGTAAAACAAATACATTAGAAATTAATGTAACAGAAGAACAACTTATTGATTGGCAGAGCGGTACATTGATTCAACATGCAATGCCACATCTGACACCCGATGAACGGGAATTTATTATGACTGGAATTACAGAAGAGGAATGGGATGAATTATTTTCTGAAGACGAAGGAGTATAGATCAATGAAAGAAAAGAAGTATTGGTATGATGTTTGTAATGATTACTCACTATCATTGAGAGAAAACCCACCGATGACCAGTGAATACGCTTACTCTAAGAATGGTATTTATTATGATGAATATCATGAGGCAATTTTCTTTAATACGGATCATGCTAATCTAGAGGGTCTCCGACTATTTTGAGAGGATAAGATGAATATTAACAAAGGTAAGGTTTATCTATTGTCGGCGTTTTCACTAAATATGCTGCCTGATGATGTGAAGATGCAGAGTTTAAAAGTAATAAACACTGACTATAATACATTACGTCTTCTATGCCCATTAGCGATAAATGCGATAGGGCATATAGAGACTGATCGTATAGTCAGACGTATGTTGAAAGAAGAAGATGTGAACGTTCTGGAGAAAGGAAAACGTTCAACAGTCAAACTACAAGAAAATGATATTGCAATAGTGGCACAATATTATGGACCTAGATTACCTGAGGGCTGTTTGGAATTGCCTAGAGATTCAGAAATAAAATTTAAAATCGTACTCCTTGAGGCAGCGTAATGACAAGAGATGAGTGGTATAAAGAATGGAAAAGATGGAGAGCTTTTCGTGGTCTTAATTATTATATGAAAAACCCCAGCTTGAATGAAGAAAATGGTAAAAGTGCATTTGAAGCATATCTCATAATGATGAAGGCCGAAAATGCATTTGCTCCAAAACCTGTCATATACGCACTTGAAGAGAGGAGAATAAATAAAGATGGTCGCATTAGATATATACCCAGGTCTGGCTATAAAATGTCAGCTAATGTTAGAGGGTTGCAAGACATATCATCAGTTAATGATATTTAAAAATTATTTAAATTTAGCTAGTAATTATATAACTGAAAAAGATTTTAATCATCTACTCAAAAATTATCAAGAAAGGTTGATACAATGCCAGGATTAAAAAGAAGTACCATAAGAACTCTATTGAATAAAAAGATAGAGAACTTTCTCAGCTCAATAAAAGATAATAAAGATTTAGTTAGAGAATTGAGAAAGAATATAATAGTGACTGGTGGTGCCATACCGTCTATGCTAATAGGTGAGGAGGTGAATGATTATGATGTGTACCTAAAGGATAAAGAGTGTATCAAAAAATTGATTCGTCACTACGTGGATATTGATAGGTTTCCTATCCATGAAATCAAAGAGATAAATATTAGAAAGGAGGTTGAAGATAGAATAAAGATATTCATTCCTTCAGACGGCGCACATGTATTTGATACCAATAAAAAA